CATTGCTGCTGCCCACTCTTTAGTAATACCATCTACCTCTATCTGTCTTTTGTAAGCACGTACCTCAGCAGCTTGCCTAAAGCTTTTACTACAGAGATACCTTACCCACCAGATAGGTGCTATCCAAGCTTGCTCACGATAGTGGACTAGCTCATGCTCAATCAATCCTGTATTACTAGAATGCTCCGGCAATACAAGAATGAAAGGCCACAAGCTTATAGCTTGAAAGCCTTTGGGTATAAGCTTAGTCTTAATGATCATTAGAAACTTACTTAGCTTCTAAAACTTGAATGCGTACTTCCAATGCTTTGACGGTCGCAAGCGCTTCTTGCAGCGCCATCACAACGACAGCCAAGACTGAACGATCATAGTAGCCCCAAGGCTTCTGCTGGAGTGTCTCAACTCCTTGCTCATCCGTTACCTTAAAAGATTCCGGCTCTGGCGCAGCCTCCGGCCCAATGGCCGCATTAACATTCTGAGCATAGAACCCCAACTGACGATCAACGCCAAACATGTCTTTGTATTTGTCGTTGTAGTACCAGTAGCCAGGCTGGAGCTTGTTAAGCATTTCTGTCGGGTTTGATGGTATGCCGTCTTTGCGTTTCCAGTTCTCGTCCGAAACAGAACTGATTACACCGGAACCGCTAAACGTTGCAGTACCGGCACCATACGCTGGCATGGTGATTATATTGCTTGCGCTATTAACGGATAACGCAATGCCAACCGCAGGGTTGAATACTTTGTAATTATCATCAATGGCGCTGATGCCCGTACCAACTATCCATTTTTGTGTGTTGCCGGTGTACAACTGAATTCCGTTACTGTTGCCGTTGGCAGCTTTGTAAATTCTGAGAAACGTATCGCCTTGACCAGATGCTGTAGCGTTTTGAATGTCTACATTCAATGTCGCAACGCTGTTGGTATAGACCGTGAGGGGCGCGCCGGGGCTTGATGTTCCGATACCAACATTACCACTAGTAGCAATCGTCATTGCTGCGGTGGCGGTGTTTGTACCGAACCCCAACGGAATCGCTGAGTCGGTAGTAACGCCCTTGCCTGACGTTGATACGATAAGGTTGCCGGTCGATGCGGTTACTGCTGTTGCGCTGATAGCGCGACCAGCGGTAAGGTTGGCAACCGAAACTTTAACTGTAGATCCGCTTTGAACAATTGGAAGAACTTCAGTTCCAGCCAGCGGGGTTGATGCGCCTGTTAGTGCGGATATTTTTTTATCAGACATAATTTATTCCTTATGGGACAAGATTGGTAATGCTTGTAACTGTTCCACCAGAAATAGTTACTACACCAAAACTGTAAAACTTTCCTGTGACCGTACCAGTAAACAAATATGTTCCTGCTGGAACCAAGACTGCTTTAGGATTGTTTGCAGTCCAAGCAGAAGTAAAAGAAGCTGCATTAACGGCTGCTGTAGCTCCTGTACTTGCTCCAAAGTCCAACACACTTGGTATTTCACGTAGCTTAGTTTGCACTGTAGTATTTGCTGCGCCTGTACCAGTAGGAGCGTAGCCTACGTTTGCTGCTCCAGTAGACGCATTAAGCGTAGCAATGTTTACCGTGTTAGTAGCAATGTTTGTTGTGTTGGTTGCTATGGAAGAAGTGTTACTAGGAACAGTTGTGTACACAGCTGTGTTTACATCATTGAGCCAAGGAGACTCAATCACAGTGCCAGAAGTAAATACAGTTGAGGTCATAAATATCCTAAATTACAACAAGATATAGCTGCTATCTTCTTGCAGCAAATCATCACCTGTTTCTAGTAACAGTGTGCCTGTAGATGTAATGGGGTCTTGAATGACCCCATATTTATCAGTAGCTACTCCGTATTCGGTAATCCCAAAATCCCCAGGATTATCAAAAGCCCCATAAAGGTTTGTAGTAGCAACAGCCATGATTACACGCCCATGATAATTTCAACAATACTAGTAGCAGAGATAGCAGTTACGTTGGCACGAACATAGCGCCAAGGACACACAGTAGTGAAGCCATCAGTAGCAGTAGTAGTACCAGCTAGGGTAATAGTACCCATCGTAATCCAGTTAGCCTTAACACCGTTAAAGGTATCTTCTTGGTTACACACTTGGATCAAGACAGTAGCTGACACAGAACCTGTACCAGTAACGATAGCTTGGAAAGTACCATAAGGACTTTCTTTAAACGTTGGTGTAGAAGCAGCAGTAACTGCTGTTGAGGTTACACCACTGAAGGCAAAGTAGCGGGGTTGTTCACCACTCTTAATAAATACATCGCTCATATCAAACTCCCATTTTACTAATGTCGAGAACGATGAAGAAGCTGCCTACACCTTTAAAGACCATATCAAGCTCATGTCCAATCAGACCTCCTACCCAACTTAGATCAACCTTACTACGTCCTTCAAGTGGAAGGATGTAGGGTTGGCTGCGGTAGTTAATCATAACCTTTAGTCCAGACTCAACCATAAATACAACAGAGTCAAGACGGGTGTTGGTTGGCTTGCCTGATAGCTTAGAGATGTCTACAACATCAAAGACAGAATCGTTCTCACTCACAATCGTACCGGACACTAAGAGAACAGTATTCTTACCCCCATCACTAACAATGGAAACATTAATACTGTCCTTCGTACCTTTATGTACTAGCTTAGTGTGCATGTTTAAAGTTTACCGTTGTACTTCATTAGCTACAAGAATGTAATCAGTATTCAGATTCTCAGTAGCAACTGGAGTGATCTGGAACACAGGACTAAGGTATGCGCTGGTAACAGTAGCGCCATTAGTAGCACCAACTGTAATGGCAGAGATACGTACTTTAACTGCATCATTTACAGACACAAGGATGTCTGTACCATCGTAGTAGAAACCAACATCAAGGTAAGTACCAGCAGCTACTGTAGTAACAGCAGCAGCCAACACAGTGGTTGTACCGTTGACAACAGAAACAAAGTCCAAGTTAGATTGTGATGCAGCTTTACGGAAATACAAACCGTCTGCTGTAATAGCAGCGTTAGCAGTATTCATACCGAAGAACATAGACATTACACCAGCAACTGCACTAGGAGCAATGCGTTGGAGGAACCAGAACTTTTTCCCTTTAGTAAAAGAGAATGCTGTAGCTGCACGAGTAACAGCAGATGCAGTAGCAGACGCTGGTGTGTGAACAATGGTTCCACCAACACCAGCAGCACCAACACCAAGTGCTACAGCACCACCACCAGAAATAGTGTATGCAGTTGTAGTACCAATATCAAAGAAGTCATTAGAGTAAGTTACGACATCTACATCAGCGGTTCCACCTGTGTGGAATGGATCAGGAAATGGATAGTTGCCAAGAGGCATTCCTGCGGTAACAGTTGTGACACCGTTTAGAAATCGGGTAGGTGCGGACATAATAAATTCCTTTGACGTTGTTTAAAACAACGCTCTACGAGGAGAGCGTCATCGGAAGACTAGAGTGTACTCTATTACTTTTTCTTTTTCATCATCATCTTTTTAGCAACCATTTCTTTCTTAGCTGCCATAGACTCTTTAGGTGTCTTTTTAGGATCAGGTTTCTGACCCATGTCTTTGCGTTTCTCGTATCCCATATTCTACTCCTGATGTTAAAAAGAACCCCCTCCTTGTGAGAGGGGGCTTGTTACTAAGAACATTACGGGCCGTTAACGCCCCACAAAGCACGTGGATCAGACCAACCAAACGAGTAACGCTCATAGCCCTTGGCCTTAGCATTCATCGTATCGAAGTCATTGTCCTGATCAAAGGTTACAGCATGACGCTCATAGTACTTCATGCCAGTGCCACCGGGAATGGTATTCCGAATGAACCAAGCATGTGGTGCCGAGAAGTAATGATTGACCTTGAAGCCACCGGGCAGATAGTTACCAGACTTGATGACGTTGATGTCATTGTTGGCATTACCTGTTTGGTACGACGAGTGCAAGATACGCTGAGCGTTGAACACCTCTTGACGAGCAATGTGCAGGCTGTCAGGTTGAATAGCGACCAACAGACCACGGTCATTTTGCAGACCCATGATTGCAATCACTGCATCTTCCAGAGCAGCTTCGGACAAGTCCACATCAACTGT